CGGGTCTGACACTCCCGTGGCCCGGACCCGAGGGCGAGGAAGGACCGTTCGGATTCCCGGGCCCGACAGGGCCGACGGGAGCAACTGGTGCCGATGGGGCTCCTGGATCGGGTGGCGGAGGGGGATCGACCGTACCGGGAATGCCCGGCGAAGACGGCGACAGCCCCTTCTTCCTCCCAGGTCCCCCGGGACTCTCGGCCGGAGCGTGGGTCGAGTTCACCAAGGACCTCGGGGTGGCGCGTCGGAGCGGTACGTTCGACGTCACCGGGTTCTCCGGACTGACCGTCGGGGCCCCGGTCCTCGTCGTCCAGACGGACACGGCGATCGCGTCAAAGGGCAACGCGACCGACGAGGGCGAGATGAACACCATCGTCGTCACGGCCTACGCCCTGACGACGAGCAGCATCCGATGCTTCTGGTACTCGGACGCGGTCCAGGTGGGGACGTATGCCTTCGCGGCGACGCCGAACCTGGCGGGGACAAGTGCGGGTAGCAGTGTCGCCGCATATGGACGACCGCAGCCCGCGGGAGGGGGCTACTTCAACATTCCGGGTTCGGTGCCGGGGGCCAACCAGACCTCAACGTTCTTCGGGATCGACACCGATTGGTACGCGCCTTGGTATACGCCGACGCAGATCACGATCGACCAACTCGCTTTTGAGGTCACCATCGCCGGAGCGGGTGGCTCCGTGGTTCGGATTGGGTTCTATGCTGCGGATACGAACTGGCAGCCCACGGGGGCCCCACTCGCGGATAGCGGCGACATCAACACGCAGTCGACTGGAGTGAAGACCTACACTCCAGGTTCGGCCATCGTTGTTCCGGCAGGACGCTATCTGTCAGTGTACAACAGCGGAGTCTCAGATCCACAGGTCACGGCCTTTCGGTCGATGGTGCCGGGAGCATGGTCGATCAACGCAAGCCTGCGATCACAAAGAAACTGGCGAGTCACCAGGGCGCATGCAGCTTTTCCGAATCCAGGAACTGCGTGGGATACAGTGACACAGGATGATGGGGGTACGACGTACGCTCAGGTGGCCTACCGGATCTCGGTTCCATAGGAGGAGAAGAGCATGGCAGTCATCAACGATCCGAACATCGCAGCGAACGTAGCTCGGGTGGGTATGGGCTCCGGCATGATCTGGACCCCGCAGCAAACCGTCCCGGGACCGCTGCCGGTGGGAGCGGGAGGTGCGTATCGCCTCAGCATGACGTCGGGTACCATCGCAGCGGCACTGGCCGCCAACTCTCAACTGTTCCAGTTCAAGTATACGACCGCGGCCTCGCGTGTCGCGCTCGTGTTCGGCATCACAGTCAGCGCCGCGGAGATCGTCAGTCAGGCCGTTTCGACCATCACCAACCTTCAGCTTCGGGCTACCTCCGTTCGTTCATACGCGCTGGGTGGCGGTGGCACGACAGCTACCCTGACCGGCAACAACCAGAAGCTGCGAACGAGCCACGCCACGACCGAGGCAGTCATCAACATGGCGACGACTGGTGCCCTGACGGCGGCCACCACCCTGGATGCCCAGGACATCGGGGCCATCACTGTGGCGTACCAGACCGGCGCAGCGGTGGCCGACTCACCGCGTATTCTGGTACCGCAGACGAACCTCCTCGGTGAGTTCGCGGGCGGTCTCGGGTTCCCGCTGGTGCTCGCCAACAACGAGGGCTTTGTCATTCGCTCGGGCCTAGTATTCCCCGCCACGCTGACGTGGAACCTCGTCGTGAACGTGCTGTGGTCCGAAGTGGACGCCTTCTAACATGGCCGAGGCACGCAAGGTCGCAGATCAGACGCTCCGGGACAACCGGGACTCCGCACGCCGCAAGGTGGCGGAGCTGGTCCGCGACGGCCTTCCGAAGACCATGGCCCAGCGCCAGGTCGCCGAGCACTGGCTCGCCCGGGGATACAACAAGACCCAAGTGGCCGGGTTTCTAGAGGTCGGACTCCGACGTCTCCGACAGATCATGCAGGAGGACGTCAACCCGGATGGCGTCGGGTTCCGCGTTATCCAGCAGGCCCCGGTGACCGACATCGATCCGCGCTTCCTCCCGATGCTCGAGTTCACGGCGACCGGCTTCCGCCTCTTCTACGAGGAGTTCGCGGGAGCCGAACTGCCGGAGCATTGCCAGGGCTGGGTCGCGGACTTCGTCGAGCATCGCAACCTCATGCTCCACGTCCCACCGCGCCACATGAAGACGACGGTCTTCTCGATCTGGATCCCGATCTGGTTCCTCTGTGGCGCCGGGAAGTACGACGGCCACGAGCGGACCGGACGGAATGAGAAGATCATCATCCTCTCGAAGACCGACCAGTTCGCTCGGGACCAGACCTACAAGATCGCGAACATCCTCGAGACGAATACGCGACTGATCTCGGCGTTCGGGCAGTTCAAGCCGGCGAAGCAGGGCGAGGCCGCGTGGCGGCCGGGCCAGGGCGAGCTGATGGTCATCGGTTCCCAGCTCGAGGTCGGGTCGGGTCAGTTCTCCGTCGAGTCGCGGGGGATGCGTCAACAGATCCTGGGCCGCGAGGCCACGCTGGTCGTCGTCGACGACCCGACGGACGTCCAGATCTCGAAGAGCGAGGAGCAGCGGAAGACCGCCCTGGAGAAGATCCGCCAGGAGGCCATGTCGCGGCTGATGCCCGGCGGCCACGCCGTCATCATCGGCCAGCGCGTCCACTGGAAGGACATCTACGGCGAGCTGCAGAAGCAGCGCTACGAGCGCGGCCCGAAGCTCGGTGAGCGCCTCTGGACCGTGGTCAACCAGCCGGCGATCTACCGGTGGGAGAACGAGGACCCGGAGCATCCGGAGCCGATCGTCCTCTGGCCGGACGTCTGGTCCTTTGACGAGCTGATGATCCAGTACGAGCGCGTCGGCGGGTACGGCACCTTCGAGTGCATGTACCAGCAGAATCCGCTCCCGGAGTCGGAGAGCTACGTCAAGCCGCACTGGTGGGAGGGCTGCCAGGATCTCGATCGTCGCGCCTACGAGGGCATCCGCGGCGAGGGCCGGCCGTACACGCGGGTCATCTCGATCGACCCCGGCGTCAAGCACTTCCACGCCCTGACGGTCGCCGACGTCGACCCATCAGGTGAGCGCTTCGCGGCCTCGATCCTCGAGATGAAGAACTGGAAGGGCGGCCCGAGGAGCATTCTTCTCGAGCTGCAGCGGACGATCATGCAGTACCGGCCGGACTACGTCGTCATGGAGCGCGTCTCGTTCACGGAGTGGCTCAAGGAAGACCCGACGTACCAGCAGCTCAAGGAGAAGGCGCGGTTCATCCCGCACACCACGGGCGTCAACCGCGGTGACTCCGAGCGCGGCGTCGAATCCCTGGCCCACGAGATCGAGTTCGGGCTCGTCCGTTTCCCCTGCGCCGACGAGATCGGTCGGGACATGATGCAGCTCTTCCGCGGCGAGTTCGAGGACTTCCCATATGGGGAGCACGACGACGTCGTGATGACCCTCTGGTTCCTTAAGTGGAACTGGCGGAAGTTCCAGAACCTGGATTTCCTGCGCGAGCAGACGCCCGCGCGCCGCGCCGGTGGTTGGCGCGCTGACCTCAAGAAGCGCATGGACGCGCGCAACCGCGCCCTCGGCCTGAGGAGGGCCTCATAATGGTGACGATGGCGAAGCCGAAGACCCTCAAGGACTGGGAGTCCCGCCTGACCGAGGACTACATCATCCAGCAGGTGGAGACGTTCCGCCAGAGCGACTCGTACCAGAACCACAAGTCGAGCATCGAGAAGCTCGACCGCCTCTACCGTGGCGAGCTGACGTCGCTCTTCCCGAACGACGACACGCTCCCCGAGGAGCCGCTGGTCGACAACACGTTCAAGCGCGCGATCCACGACATCTCCCGTCTGGCCGGCGAGGCCCGGGGCATGCCGGTCTTCTACCTCCAGGGCGACAGCGAGACCGAGAAGAAGAAGGCGTTCATCCGGAACAGCATCGCGCAGACGGAGTGGGAGGAGGGCGGCGGCGCGGGCATGGAGCGGAAGCTCTACATGGACATCCTCGGCGGCGCGTTCCAGGCTATCTGCGTCTACTACGACGAGGACAGCGAGTACCCCCGCTACCTCCGCCTCGACCCGAGGATGTCGTACCCGGAGACCCTGAACGGTCGGCTGGTCAACATGTTCTACATCGAGCGCATGTACACCCGCAAGGCCGCGCGTGTCTTCCCGAATCTTCCACTGGAGAAGTTCCCGGAGAAGATCGACGAGCAGGTCCTCGTGGTCTCGTACTACGACGACTACGAGTCGACCCAGGTCGTCATGCCGATGAAGCGCGGGAAGGCATTCGGCGTCTACGTACAGTCGACGTGGATCCACGAGCTGGGCTGCGTTCCGGTCGCCTACGAGGAGCTGGACACGTTCAACGGCGAGTGGCGCTCGATCTTCGACCAGCTCGGCGGCCCGATCATGGTCCGCAACAAGGCGGTCCGCCTTCTGAGCGACTACCTTGAGGACATGGCCCACGCCCCAATGGAGTTCCGCGGCATCCTCAACAAGCAGGACGACCCGGGCCCGCTGACCAAGTACATCCACGACATGAGCGAGGATGTCACCTTCGCCCGTCGCGTCCAGCCGGCGGCGCCGGCCGGCGCGGTCTTCGGGCTCGTCCAGTACCTCGACCAGCAGGAATCGCAGATCGCGATCCAGCCGCCGTCGCGTGTCGGCCAGGTCTCGCAGTCTATCGCGTCGGGTTCGTTCGTCGCATCGACCCAGGGTGGACTGACGTCCATCGTCCGCGAGCTGCAGGACCACATGGCGACCCTCCGCGTCCAGGCGCAGACGATCTCCATGAAGATCGAGGAGAAGTGGATCGACACGCAGAAGGGACTCATCCGCCCGGTCGAGAAGAAGAACACCTACACGCCGTCGAAGGACATCGACGGGGTCTACCGCCACCGTGTCCTCTACGGCGCGGCGGCCGGCCTCAACCGCATGGAGGCCGACGTCCGGATCCAGAACCACCTGGGCCTCGGGATCATCTCGAAGGCGGAGGCCCGTCGACAGACGGACTACCTTGACAACCAGGCGAATATGGACGAGGAGATCGACCGCGAGGACCTCGCGAAGAACTTCAAGGACCGACTGGTCGGTGACCCGAATCAGCCGCTCTCGGCCATCGCGAAGCTGCTCCGTGCGACCAGCGAGGGTAAGAGCCTGATCGAGGCCGTCGAGGAGGTCCTCCCGGACATCATCGCGGCGGAGGAGCAGCGCGCCGAGGCTCGGGCAACGCCGGGAGCACCGTCCGCGGCGGAGACCGGCCTGGCCCTGCCGCCGGAGCAGCCGGAGACCGGTGTCCCGAGCCCGGACCAGCTCCTCGACGTCGGACTCCCGGAGCCGTTCACCTCGGTCCAGGTCCGTCCGCCGAACTCGCTGTAGCAGCATGAGCTGCTGCCTTGACCTCTGGATGGAGGAAGACATGCCTGGCAAGCAGGTGAAGAACTGGAAGATGTACGAGGCGCTGCGCCGCGAGGGTAAGTCCAAGGAGTCGGCGGCGCGGATCACCAACGCCAACGCGAAGAAGCGGAAGAAGGGCAAGTAGATGGCTGAGCAGGCACCACTCCCGCAGCCGGGTCCGGAGGCCAACGCGGCCGCCGCGGACCGCGCCGCCAACCCGGCACAGCCGGACATCCTCGAGGCATACAAGCAGGCCCTCGCCAAGGGCGAGATCACAGTCGACCAGTATGCCGACCAGGTCCGCACGGCCATCGAGGGCCAGATGCGCGACATGCAGCAGTCCGTCCAGGATCAGGGTCGTGTGCCGGCCGGTGCGGAGGCGGGTCCGCCCGTCGCCCCCCCGGTCCGCGAGGCCCAACTCCCGCCGCTCGATGAAGACGAGCAGATGCTCCTCGGGGCGACGGATCGCCCGGATGAGCCGGTCACGGCCGGCCTCGATCGTTGGGGCCGCGTCGAGCCGAGTCAGGAGGTCCACGACCTCATCCCGGTCCTGGCCGAGGCGGCTAAGGACCCCAACGCCCCGGAGGGCCTGAGGCGGCTGCTCGAGCTACTCGGGTACCACCTGGGTCAGCCAGTCCTACAGTAGGGGAAACCCATGCCACGTAGCGCACACGCCGGACCATCCAAGCCCCCGAGCCTGAACGAGCCCGACTTCACCGACGAGAAGGACCAGCGCCCGCCGGGCTCGGTTGACGTCATCCCGGGGAAGCCGAAGCAGCCGAAGACGCCGCCCGACTTCTCCGCCCCGGAGCCGCCGCCGCTCGTCCATCCGGACGCAACGCCGGAGGAGCGCCTCCAGTTCGCGATCCAGCGCGTCAACAAGCGCCTCGCCCGCTTCGACATCCGGTCGATCGAGAAGGAGCCGAACCTGGCCGCCCAGCTCGCCGCTTCGGGCATGCCCGACGACATGGTCGAGCGGATCGGTCGCGACATCCACTTCGTCCAGGAGTTCGTCGACAACCGCGACCAGCTCGCGGGGATCCCTGGCGCCCTGACCCAGGTCCGCCAGCGGGCGCTGAACTTCTCAGATCCCGGCATCCGCGCCGCGGCGCTCGGCCTGACCGAGGCCCTCCAGCGTCTCCCAAAGGAGCAGCAGCAGGTCGCGTGGATGATCCTCACCGGCCAGGGCGACAAGCTGACCGACACGATGCTGGCCCAGGGCCAGGCCACCCTCGAGCAGCTCGTCCCGGGACTTGATGTCCAGGGCTTCGAGGGCATCGAGGGCGCCCCGCAGGAGCTACTTAATCGCCGGGCCCAGCTCCTCACGCTCCAGGGCGAGACCGCGTCCATCGACAAGAAGGCCGCGCTCCTCTCGCTCTTCCCCAACCTCCGCGGCTTCGTCGACATCATCGATCAGGACACGGATGCGTCGGGCGCGGCCTGGCTCCTCCAGGAGCCGCTGGTTGCCGGCGCCGTCCAGCCGTGGTTCGACCTTTACGACCACCCGACGCTGACCCAGCTCTTCTCCCTCCCATTCAAGGAGGCCCTGCACACCGCAGCCGCCCCGTTCACCTTGGGCCTTCGCGGCGTGGAGAAGGGTGCTCAGCTCGCCTCGGCGACGGACCTCCCGGTCGTGGGACAGCTCGGCAAGCTGGCCGATGCCGGCGTCGACCTCGCTAACATCGCCTTCGAGAAGGTCGCGGCCATGACCGACCCGATCGCGGACTACGTCGCGGGGAAGGTCGGGTTCAAGGGCAAGGACCGCGAATCGGTCAAGGGACTGATCTCGGGCGCGCTCCAGTTCTACCTCTTCCACAAGACGTTCAAGACCCTCAGCCGGATCAAGGCCGTGCGGACCCTCCCAGAGGATGTCTACAACGCCCAGTACGGAATCGGCAAGCCGCTCGGTGCTGACGCTCGCGCCTTCCTCGGCTCGGAGGCCCTGGGCGCGGCCATCAAGTCGGCCCGGAACCTGCCGGATCTCCTGCTCGACAAGCCGATTGAGGTCGCCCTCGGGAAGCTGTTCGGCAAGGGCTGGGATGAGTGGATCACGTCCAAGGCCGGCCGGACCTACTTCGACGACATGGCGAAGGCCAAGGACCAGACGGCCGCTGGCCTCCGCGCCCGCTACGGCCGCTACGGCATCACGCCGGAGCTGGCGGAGAAGCTGGCCGCGACCCCGGTAGAGGGTCGCCCGGCCGCCTTCCTCGAGCACGTCAACAAGGGGGCGATCGATGCCGAGTTCGTCCGCGCACAGGCGAACCTCACCGCCGTCGATGACAAGATCACCCAGGGCGAGAGCATCCTCAGCCGGATCGATCTCAAGGCGATCGCGGCGAGGATCCGCGGAACTGAGCCCGACAAGACCCCGATCCCGGAGGGAGCCCAGCGCCTCTACCATGTGACGAAGGCCCGCTTCGCCGACAGCATCAAGGAGCGTGGGCTCATCGAGAACGCCAAGACTCAGTTCGGCGACCGCGCGGCTGTTAACGGCACCCCGTCCGGCGCGGAGGCGTACCGCCAGATCACCGAAGGCCGGATCGCGGAGGGGGACGTCGTCGTCGAGTACTGGGCTACACCGGAGCAGATCATCGGCCGCGGGACCTCGGGAGACCTCCTTGGACGGGGCGAGACCGCCGGCACCTCGACCACGGTCGGTAGCCGGTCGATTCCCCCGGATCAGATCATCGCCGTCCACTCGCCGCGCGCGGCCCTCCTCAAGTCGGCCGACGTCGTCGACGCCATGAAGACGTTCGACACCGTGCAGAGCGTCAGGAAGCAGATCCTGAGGCTCCAGGCCGCCCGGGCCTCGCTCCAGAATCAGCTCGCCGTCGGGTACAAGCCGCCGGCCAGGCCGATGTTCACCTTCCCGAAGCGGAGCATCATTCGCGCGGGCATCCAGAACCCGGCCACGCCGCTCGAGCATCTCGTCAACAATATGGCGCGAAGCATGTACGCGATCACCCGTGGTACCTTCGACGTCAGGAAGTTCGTCGATGAGATGCCGCGGACCCCGACCTTCGTCAACCAGTTCGGCGAGGGCGCTTCGGTCGACGCCCGGGAGGTCAACCTGGACACGATCGCGACCTGGAACCAGCGTCTGCGTCTCCCCAAGAACGTCGCCCGTGGAGTCGAGAACCGCTTCCTCAAGGTCAAGGATGAGGTCGGTCTCAATGAGTTCCTCGAGGAGTGGAATGCGACGATCAACCTCCACCTCCCGGCCAACACGCCGTTCGAGATCCGGGAGGCCCTGACGAAGTGGCACGAGCACCCGATCTACGACAAGCCGCCCGTCGTAACGACGGAGGTACGCACCGGTGAGTACGGTAACCGTTCGAAGAGTGAGCCGATCGCGGAGTACACCGACGAGTTCGGCGGGGTCCATCGGATCGCGGATCGTCCGTCGATGACCATGGGCTGGAAGATGCCGGACATCAACTACGTCCTCGACGCCACGAGCATGCTCCGCCGGTTCTTCCGCAGCGTCCACGATCATGGACTGGCCGGACGGGCATCGGCCGACGCGCTCTACTACGCGCCACGCTGGATCCTGCGTTCGGCGACCGGCGCCCTCAAGGGCCCGATCCTGGGCCTCCGCTGGCCGGCGGTCCTCCAGCGGACCCAGTTCGAGCAGTTCTTCCGCAACATGTCGGCAGGGATGCACGGCCTGGTCGTCGCCCCGGAGGGCTACACGATCTTCTCGGGTGGCATCCCGATCCCGTTCACGGGGATCCGGATCCTCAAGGCGCGCTTCGAAAAGGGCATCGAGATCCTCGGCGAGGATCCACGCTACGTCGAGGCCACGCGGCCGGGCTCCACCGCCGGCCCGGACCTGGGCACGATCATGAGCGTCATGGACGATCTCGACAGCCGCCACGAGTGGACCGAGGTCGAGACGGTCGGCATGCGGACCTTCCCGAAGACGGTGGTCCGCGGCGGCATGGAGCAGATCCGGGCCGCGGCCGATGACTGGATGCTCCGGGACATCGCGGCTGGCTCGAGCGGCGTTCCGACGTCGGCGCGGTTCACGAAGTGGTGGAACGACACCGGCCTCCCGAACATGCGCCGCGCCTCCTGGGCGAAGGGCATGGCTGATGCGGACATCCTCCAGGAGTGGTTCACGCGCGAGTCTCGCCACCTCGAGCAGATCACCGGCAACAACCCGGACCTGATCGAGGCCATCGCGACTGGCCGTTGGTACGAGCGCGGGCGCAAGCCGATCCAGTGGACCGACTCGGCCGGCCGGAACGTCTCGGACCGCTGGAACACCCTCGATGCCGAGCGCGTGGAGATCCAGGGCCGTCTCAGGAAGGCGGTCAAGACCGCCGAGACCGACGTCGTCCGCGCGATGCAGGGGCGCCTCCGAAAGGTCATGCGCGAGCAGCGCGCCCTCGAGGAGATCGCCCCGGAGGTCAGGACCATGGGGACCCGCGGGTACACCGACATCACCCACTCGCGTGAGTTCGCCAGGCGGCTCAAGCGGGAGTGGGAGGCCGGTACGACCGAGGCCCCGCCGTCGATCCAGGTCCCGCGCCGCCGTTCGAACTACATCAAGGACGAGGGGCTGGCCGAGGGCGTCCAAGAGATGCTGAACGACTGGTCGGCCGCGTGGTACTCGACGTTCAAGCCGGTCTCGGCACTCGACCTCAAGCTGACCCGCGGCTCGGCCTACTACCAGCTCTTCGATCGGTACAACCAGGTCCTCCTCAAGCGCGGCTGGGCGCCGGAGGAGGCCAAGGTGTGGGCCGAGACGGAGGCCGCCGTCCAGGTCCGCGACCTCATGTACGACCTCTCCCAGCGGACCTCGATGCAACAGGCGTTCAAGGACGTCTTCTGGTTCGGCCCGGCCACCCAGGAGATCCTGTACACCTGGTTCGTCAAGATCCCCTCGCGTGCGTACCTCCTGCCGGGTCTTCTCCTCGAGGCCGGTCAGGCCCACGCGATGATGCAGATGCTCAAGTCGGCCGGCATCGTCCAGCACGACGCGCGGACGGGCGAGGACATCGTCACAGTCCCCGGGCTCTCGAGCTTCATCTCCGCGATCACGGGCAAGAAGGTCCCGGACATCGCCTTCTTCAAGACAAAGGGCGTCAACCTCGTGGCCTCGTCGCCATTCCCGTCGCTTTCGACAGTCCCGTCGTGGGCCGTGGGTAAGGCAGCCGAGCAGTGGGGCGGTGCGTTCAAGTCGCTGGCCGACATCGCCGCACCGTACGGGACCCAGGTGACCGGGACCCCGCAGCCGGTCATCTTCCTGTGGGAGGCCATTACGGGCAACCCATTCCCGATCGAGGCCCTGTCGCCGGGCCGTGTCAAGGCGGACTACGACCGGGCGTTCGACATGGCTCTCCAGCTTCAGTACCGCGACATGCAGAAGGCCGGTGACGTCCCGCCGAAGCCGGAGGACTTCTTCGACACGACGGACCCGGCGACCGGGAGGCCGGCCCTCTCGGACGCCGCGCAGAAGAAGTACGACAAGGCCGTCGTCTCGTACACGCGGACTCTGATGGCGGGTGCCAAGGATCAGCTCCAGGGCACGATGTGGGGCCGCTTCCTCGGCTCGACCATCTCGCCGGTCTCGCTCAACTTCTCGGACTCCGAGCGCCGGGAGTGGGAGGACTTTTGGGAGAACACGGTCCTGCCGGCCGGCGTCGAGGGTGCAGAGTTCAACGAGAAGCAGCGGATCCTGATCGACCGCTACCTCCAGGAGCACCCGTCGTCCTTCGCGTTCAATGTCTTCTACTCGCGGTACGACGACAAGCAGCGCGACCTCCCGTGGAAGAGCACAGGCGAGGACGCGTACTTCGACCTCTACCTGACCGGGGAGAAGCGGGTTCTGACCCCGGAGGAGTTCGCCCGGAAGCTGCAGTCGGTCTCGTCGTACCAGCACTACGTCGCCGAGCTGAACCAGGCCCTGTCCGGCATCTCCCCGACGCTCAACTGGAAGACCCTCCTGACGAGTGGGTACAAGCGCCAGCAGGCCATCGCCGACTACCAGGAGAAGTGGGACCGCTGGCAGGCGCTCAACCCCCTGGCCGCCGGCGAGATGGAGGACAGCCGGAACGCCTGGAACCAGTATCACGACAAGCCGACTCGTTCGTTTGAGGTCGAGCGTCTCGCGACCACGATCTCGTACCTCAACCAGCTCACCGGGTTCTTCACCGGGGAGAGCGGCCTCCGGGAGACGGAGTTCCGCGCGATCATGACCGAGATGAAGCTCCTCTACGCCGACACGGGCCAGTTCGGTCCACCCACGACGAAGAACGAGAAGGCCCTCGACAAGTGGTGGACCGAGGTTGGCACGCCCTACTTCGAGGCCCTCGAGCCGCTCCAGCGCAAGGCCAACACCCTCTCCGAGGCCAGCGTCGACGCATCGGACATCTACGAGAAGATGCGCCTCATCAAGGCGAAGTACGCGGCGGCCGCGGCGAAGGCCGGCGTCCCGAGTCCGGAGGCGATGACCTTCGGCAACCGGAGCAAGCCGGAGCAGGAGTCGGCCCTCCTCAACTGGGCGACCAAGCCCCCGTCGTGGCTCACCCCGTTCCAGCAGAAGAAGCTCGGCTACAAGTCCTTCGAGGGCGACGATGAGTTCTACTCGGCCATCAACAAGTCCGAGTCGGAGTTCCGTCAGTTCCTCGATGACCACGCGGACAGCATCACCCCGGGTTCGCTCAAGTACGACTGGTACCAGAAGTGGCACGACCAGGACCAGCTACGGATCGCGAAGGGATTCGGTGACGCGGCGGTCCGTCAGCTCCAGCTCCAGAACGCCGCGCCATACGTCCGCCTCGAGCAGACCGGCTTCGGCAAGGGGAACAAGTCCTGGGAGCAGGTGACCGCGTGGGTCGAGGACATCACGGCGACCCTGCGCCGGAAGGACCTCTCGGAGCGGGGATTCAGTGATCTGGCGGAGTTCTACAAGGTCTGGCTCTACGGTCAGATCAGCGACCTCCGCGACAAGGATCACCAGTTCGATCGCATGCTGACCGATCTCGGGTTCTCGATTCCGGCGCGGGGGTACACGCAGAAGACGGGCGCCCCGCTGTACGAGGCGATTTTCTTCAACAACTGGACGGATGACTTCATCCCGAACAAGGTCACGGAGGTGGCAGCGTAATGCCGACTGGAGGAGCAGGCAAGCCGGGTGCGGAGCGCCCGCCACGTAACCCGGGTGGCGGCGGCAATGGTGGCGACACCACCACGGACAGCGGCATCCCCGATCCGGGCAACATCGGAGGTGGCGGCAGCGGGCAGACGAAGGCAGACAAGGCCAATGCCGCCGCCAATGCGAGGGCCGGCCTGACCAACTATGTCCTCGGGCTCGGCATCCCCCTGACCGGCACGGTCCAGGGCCTCATCAGCCAGGCCGCGTCGGCCGGTTGGTCGTCGGACCGGTTCCTCCTCGCGCTCCGCGCGACCCCCGAGTACAAGAACCAGTTCCCGGGGATCACGGCCAAGGACGGCACCCTCAAGATGTCCGAGGCCCAGTACCTCCAGCAGCAGGAGCAGTACCAGAACATCGGGGCCCAGGCCGGGATCAACGTCGGCCCGCAGAAGGCAAAGTGGCTCTTCCAGAACGACGTCTCCCCGACCGAGTTCTCGGTCCGCGCCGAGGCCATGCGCCGGATCCGGACGAACCCGGAGCTGTACCGCCAGTTCAACCGGGTGGTGGCCGGCGGCAAGCTGTCGAAGAAGGAGATCTTCCAGGCCGCCCTGGGCATGGGCAACCAGAAGTGGTACGACGTCTGGCAGGACACGATCTCGCGCTACCAGGCGCGCCAGTCCGGTCTCTCGATCGTCAAGGGCGGCCGTCAGAGCAAGCAGTACACGAACGTGACGAAGAAGCTGCTCGAGAAGGTCAGCGACCTCGGCCTCTCCGAGGCGGAGATGGCCCAGGGCTTCCAGACCCTGACCGAGCACCTCATGACCACGTTCGGCGAGGCCAAGATCCAGAGCATGGGCATCACGAAGCGCCAGCTCGAGCAGGCGTCCTTCGGGGGTCCGCGCGCCGCGAAGATCCGCCAGCGGGTCCGCCAGGTCCTCGAGACCACGGCAGCCCAGGGCGAGGATCGCGCGACGGTCGCCGTTGGCGAGTCGCAGAGCGGCGGCCTCCAGGCGGCCGGGAAGCAGGCCCAGGCGTACGAGTAGGGGATTCGAGCACCAATCACCTAGAGAATAGCCCGTAACCTTGACTTATGGGGCCGTGAAGTCAAGGTTACGGGTCCCGGGTGGGGGTACGTACGATACGTAGAAGCAGCGTAACGATACGTGGCTCGGCCGTGGCGCCCCGAGATCGTACAAGTCGCCATCCTGAAAGGCATCACCCCCTTTCCGCATGCCCTCCGGGCATGCGTGTCGCATTTCCCGTGACCCCACACATCCCATGGGAGGTTCACCATGTCCGATTTCGCCTTCGGTGACGAGGACGAGAACGAGGAGCAGCAGGAGTTCGACCCCAAGACGTCCGACAACCTCAAGGATGTCCGCGACTGGGGGAAGAAGGGTTGGGCGCAGGTCAAGGCCGCTGAGAAGAGCCTCAAGGAGCTGGAAGAGCTGCGCGCATTCAAGGCCACGGCCGAGAAGGCGCAGAAGGCTACCAGCGCCGCTGAGATCTTCGAGCGGATGAACCTGCCGAAGGCCCAGGCCAAGCTGTTCGTCGCCGTGAGCGACGAGGTCTCGGAAGAGGCCGTCAAGAAGTACGCTACGGAGTTCGGCCTCGTGCCGGCCGCCGCAGCCGCCGAGGGCACCGAGAGCGACGCCGGCGATCGCGATCTTGTAGCAACCCCCGTGAAGAAGCCCGAAGGGTTCAAGCCGGTCACCGGCCAGGGCAATGAGGGATTCGTCGACGGAGCCGTCTACTCGCTGGACGACATCAGGAAGATGCTGGCCGGCGGGGACGCAGCCCGAGTCGAGGAACTGTCGAAGAAGGGCAAGCTCGGACTCGAGAAGCTCGCGGGAGACTACCCGACCGACAACCGTCAGTAGGGCGCCTCCCCCGTCGCAGGAGTAGGAGAACACGATGGCATCAACCGGAAAGGCAGCGCTGGACGACTCCGTCTTCGCCGAGCTGGTGGAGGCGCAGATGGTCCAGGAGCTGCGTCCCGCAATGACGAGCCGCGAGTTCCTCCGCTTCGCGACCCCGGGCCCGTCGACGGTCGCGTCGTTCCCCCTGTGGGGCGACCCGGGCGCCGCAACGGCCCCGGCGGACGACATCACGGACATCGCCTCGACCGCCCTCTCGGACACCCAGCAGTCGGCAACGGCCGCTGAGGTGGGCTTCCGTGTGGACATCTCGGACCTGATCCGTGCCACGCACCCGGCGAACCTCTACGCAGAGGCCGGTGCGATGGTCGCCCGTTCGGTCGCAGAGAAGTGGGAGACCGATCTCGCGGCTATGATGGACGACTTCTCGAGCGTCACCACGGCGGCATCGGTGCTCACGGGCGTCGACCTGCTGTCCGCGGTCTCGGGGCTCGAGCAGCGTGACATCCCGGGCCCGTACGTTGGGTACCTGGACCCGAAGCAGACCGGTGAGATCCGCCAGGAGATCGCCACGACTAACGCGTCCTACGCGGTCGGCCGTGACGGCGAGCTGGTCAAGCCGTTCGGCGACTCCGGGTTCTTCGGCACCTACATGGGCCTGCCGATCTGGCAGACCAGCCTCGTCGTGACCACGGCTGCACTCGCAGGCGGAGCAGTCTTCGCCTCGAAGCAGGCGCTGGGCGTCTACGAGATCTGGGGCCCGCGTGTCGAGACCCAGCGCGACGCATCGCTCCGTGCCCTGGAGTTCGTCGGCACGCAGTGCTACGGCTTCGTCGAGATCTCGGACACCCGGGGTCAGACGGTCAAGAGCGCCGCGTAGTAGCAGCGAACCTGGGGGTCCTTCGGGGCCCCCAGGGCTCCATCAAAGGCCCCCGGTCAGACGGGGCAACGAACCCCGGACAGAAGGGTAGGAGAACATGCCATTCAACCAGCGTGGCCCGCGCTATGGCAAGGAGCCACACATCATCCACAGGCGCGCCGAGCTGCTCCTCGCCGGCGGCGCCGGTACCTCCGTCGCAACCGCTCAGATCGACACCGGTCCCGGTGCGATCCGCGCCATCGCCGTCGACTACGTCACGGCGGCTCCGGCCACGACCGACCTCCTCATCAAGGACGGCGACACCAACGGTCGTACGGTCTTCACGAAGTCCAACTCCGGCACCGACCTCGCGGCCTCGCTCGTGGGTACGGGTGGTGTCGATGAGGCCAACGGCGCGCTCCTGGCGACCGACACCCACGGTGGCGGCCTCCTGATCGCGGAAGGCGTCTTCATCGATCTCGCCCAGGGCAACAACGCCGACGTCATCCGCATCGACGTCTGGTTCGAGCCCCTCGGATTCACCCGCCGAATCCTCAACCCGGTGGGCGGCGCCGGCACCTCGGTCGTGACGGACACCGTCCGCCTCGCCCGTGCCGGTCTGTTCCTCGCCGTGGCCCTGGACTTCACGACTCAGGCCGTGACGACGGACACCCTCATCAAGGCCGACGATACGACCGGCGCAACCCTGTTCACCTACGCCAACTCGACGACGGACCTCGCCCCGACGTACATCGGCACCTCGGGCATCGACGAGGGCGGCGCGGCCACGGCCGTGACCGACATGGTCGGTCCGGGCCAGCCGTTCAAGCAGGGTCTGTTCATCGATGTCGCCCAGGCGGACGACTCCTCGAACGGTGCGAAGTCCATCGTCGTCGACCTCTGGTACCAGTAGGGGGTGGCGTAGATGGCGGCCATCGTCCCAATCTCGGAGGTCTTCGCAACCCTCAAGGTCCTCCGTTCCGCGGTCGGCACCTCGCAGACCGATTGGATCGCGGTTCCGGCGTGGGCCAAGGCGGTCCGCATCGATCTCGCGGTGACCGCGGCCGGCACGTCGACGATCCTCACGATCCTCGATGCTAACCCGGCGTTCCGTGATGACACGCGTTCGGCTGTCCTGTTCCAGGGCGCGACAATCACCGCGGCGAGCGACCACATCTACGAGATCGCCCGCGGCGAGAACGTGGCCCCGAACGTGACGGCGGATACCGATTCGGCCACGCTTGACGCGCGCGTAAGGGTTTCGCAGGATCCCCCGTCGCTCCTCGGCCTCCAGATCGCAACGGTCGGCGGCCCGACGTACACCCTATCCATCGAGTTCATCCAGTAGGAGACAGACATGGCAGGAACTGCTTGGAAGGCGGGCCCCGCGTTCCTCGCGGCCGCGGCGGCCGATGTCGCCGGTGTCAACCCGGCGACGAACACGTATCGCAAGATCTTCCACATCCACCTGACGAACACCAACGCCGCGGCGCGAACGGTGTCTCTGTACATCGGCGCCACGGGTGGTTCGGCGGCGGGCACGGAAATCTTGAAGGCCAAGTCCATCGCGGCCAATGACGTCTTCGACATGTACTTCCCGGCCGGGCTTCGCATCGTGGCCGCGGACTTCCTATCCGGCCTCTCGTCGGTCGACGCCACGTCAGTGACCATCGAGGTCAACGGCGAGTCGTTCGTCCTGTAGTAGCGCATCAGGGTCCGGCACCCTAGCCGGAGCGTGGCGGCGCAACCGCCCAGTCCCATAGGAGGACATCATGGCGAAGGACCTCGAGAAGGAACTCGAGAAGCTCAAGGACATCCCGGGCTTCTCGATGGGCGTGCGCGACAACTCCGCGATGCGGATGATCAAGCTCATGCGCCCGGTCTGCCCCAACTCCAAGATCGAGATGGAGCAGGACCGCTTCGGCAACTGGCGTGCCGTCCAGAAGGGCCCGGACGTCCAGAACTGCCAGCTCGACGGCGGCAAGTGGTGGCTCGAGTGCGAGAAGCGCGGGCACAACCCGTACTTCCGTACCGTCCAGTGGACGACCCGCAAGCCCAAGTGGGAGACCGATCCGGACAACCCGGACCAGAAGGTTCTCACCGGCGAAGTAGTCATCCTCCACGAGGCGATCATGCCGAACATCCGGCAGACCGCCATCTCGCCCCGGATGAACAGTGGCAGGGGTGCGGTTCGCGCTATCGAGAACAAGGGCGCGCGCCGACTCAAGGACTTCGGCTACGAGGAAGTCTGCCAGTTCCGCAACTGCCAGAAGAAGGTCGACCGCAAGGGCAAGAGCCGCGAGTACGGCGACTACTGCTCGATCTACCACCTCTCGCTCGTCGCGGCCGACGTCCAGGGCATCATCCTCGACCAGGTAGACGGCAACCCGTACCTCGGTGTCGAGGCTGAGAAGGCCGGCCGGAGGCGCCAGAAGGACCTCCGCGAGGCCGTCGCATTCGCGAAGGAGTAGCAATGGTGGAGACCAGGAAGGTAGCGCGCTCGGCCAAGAGCGGCGAGTTCGTCTCGAAGGCGGCGGCGAAGGCAAAGCCGTCGACCACGGTGACGGAGACGGTCAAGGCCACCAGGCCGGCCAAGAAGGCCCCCCTCGTCGACACTGAGGCATTGAAGGCCGAGGCTGAGGCCAAGAGGGCCGCCGAGGCCGACTACGCCAAGCGACTGGACGCGGCGCGTCATGCGTTCTTCGAGGGGCATCCCAAGGACACGTACGCCGGGATCACCCGCGAGGAGGCAGGGCCGCTCGAGGGCAGGCGCGTCGGTGCCTAGGATCGTCCCCGGCCGGAAGTACACCCGGGCCCAGCTCCAGGCGCTCGTCGACCAGTCGACGGCGGACGAGCTGGCGCTCCAGGGCTACGCGCTCCGGCACGATGTCCTCGACGACACGTACACGGTGGTCCACTGGACCAACGCGGGCGGGACGATCGGGACGGAGGACGGCAGGCAGAACCGCAAGGCCCGCATGGCCGTCGAGCCGGTGGCCTTCGACGAGAAGGACCTCCCGCCCATCGTCCGCCGGACGGCGCAGCAACGGGTCGACTCGTTGATGATCCGTCTCCTCGAGGCGGCGAAGACCGAGGGTCGGGCGTTCCTCCCGGACTCGGTCATTCGGGAGGTAGTCGGCGAAGCCTGGAAGGACGGGCGCGTCGAGATCACGGCGGAGGTAGTCCGCCAAGTGGCTGCACATTTCCTGCAGCGAGCGGACCGCGTAGCCGGCAGGGCATCGCGGGATCGCCTTCCCCAGGTAGGTGTCCATGGCGTACTCCCGAGCGACTCTCGTACAGCGCATCAGGCATAACCTCAACCCTCAGGACGACTACTACGAGCCGAACACTGACAACGTCGGCGCCGGCGACCTCACGGTAGACGTTCCCGATGGGACCAAATGGACCTTCGGCGACATCCTCGAGTGGCAGGAGGACGGCGACCAGGCGTTCGTCAGGTCCGTCGCCGGCAACGTCCTCACCGTCTTCCGCAACTGGAACGGCACGACCGCCGCGGCCCACGATGGCTCGGTGACGGCCAAGATCGTCGCCAAGAGCCCAACCTTCCAGTACGTCAAGATCATCGAGGCCATCACGGAGGCCATCGATGAGCTGTGGCCGTACGTCTACACGTCGACGACCGTCGCCATCACGCCGTCCCTGACCGAGAAGTACTACTCGGCCGCGGCCACGGTCGAGGGCATCTCGTCTGCGATCCAGCTCGACACCAACGTCCCGGACAAGCCGGTCACCTACGGCGGCCGCCGCAGCATCTACCAGATCTCGCTCGTCCGCGGCCTACCGAACAACTTCCCCCAGCCGGCCGAGAACACGGGCAAGGCGTACTACATCCCCCGCCGGCACAACATCGTAAATACGATCAACGTCAAGGCGATCCGCCGGATCACCGACACGGTGACGCCGCCCAACTACGACGATCTCTCGGCTGGCGTCGAGATCTCGGCCGTCATGTACTTCGCGATCGACCACCTTCTCGCCGCCTCGGACATCCCGCGCCTCACCGGCCAGGACACCAACATGTCCGACCAGTCGGTTGGCGCGGGCCGTCGCTCACAGATCTCCGAGAACGTGTGGCGCCGGAAGGGGCTGCGGGCACGCTACCAGTGGGAGGAGGATCTCCGCCACTCCCTGCCGATCCTCCCGGAGCGCCAGGCGCAGGTGAAGTAGCGTGCTGTCGACCACCGCCCACGTCAAGATCGGGACGATCGAGTACCTCCTGGACGAGTCCGTCGAGGGGCACTACGACCACCGGTTCCGCCCAGTCTACGTCCAGAAGACGAACATCTCCGGCCTACCCGGGAAGGAGCAGATCGACCCAGACCGCCTCCTCGGCGGCCAGACTGACTGGTCCGAGGGTGAGGGCGTCTACTCCCGCGACCCGAACCAGCCAACGGCCTACCGGATCTCGAACGGGATGAACACCAGGAAGGCCGGGCAGATCACGGTCCGCCCCGCCCGCGCCCGGACGACGCTGACGTCGGAGGACACGGATCGTGTCGCCTACTTCGCGATCGGCGACGGTGCCCTCTGGGCCCTCCAGAACACGCGGGGCCATTTCTCCACGGACTTCGGTTCGACCTGGACGACACTGACTGAGGCCAACTCGGGCGTCACCGGTTTCGACGCCGCGGCCTTCATCACCGCGGCCACCGGCGACGAGCGCTACGTCTACTACGCCGTCTTTGAGGCATCGGGCACGAAGCGTCGGGCAATCATCGCCCACGACGCCGTGGCCGGCGCGTCGACCACCGTCGTCTCGGCCCACAACAGCGATTTCCCGTACGCCGCGCTCGCGATGTTCAACGGTCGACTGTACGCCTGGACCGGGCGGAAGCTCTACGAGATCGACGTCTTCCAGACGTTCCCCTTCGCCGGCCCGACGTCGGCGTATATCCGGAAGCTCTACGACACCGGCGTCGATCCCGCGACGGCCCACGTCCAGGGCAACCAATGGACCGCCGGCCTGACCGAGGCCGAGAACTCGCTCTTCTTCTGGTACGCCCGTGTCGCCCAGGGCGGTCGGATCTGGCGCCTCAAGGCGAACCAGAGCGGCACCGTCCGGGTAGCCCGCCCCTTCTGGCGCGCGCCCATCGGGTTCACGATCGGGTCAACGGAGTACCAGGACAGCGTCCTCTATATCGCCGGCCACTTCGGCGTCGGCCAGGTGGACATGGGCTCGGATGCCGTGTCGGTCGGGTACGGCCAGCTCTACGGGATCTCGCTCGACAACATGCGAGCCCGGAACCTCGGCAAGATCCGCGAGTTCGATACGGACACGACCCGCGGTTTCCACATGCAGCGGATGGCGAACAGCTACGACGGCGAGGTCATGCTAGCCTCGACCGGCAACGGCGTCATCTTCATCTACGACCTCAACACCGGCGGGCTCTCCTGCTTCGACCACCTCAAGGACGCCCCGGCCGGCGGCGACGCGCTCGACTTCGATCAGAACCCGAACGAGCGGATCGGCGACATCATCACCCACGGCCCGAAGCGCTTTGCCTCGGTCTTCCAGCCGGCGACGAGCGGCGCGGGCTCGATCCAGATCCTCTCGTGGGCGACGGACGACACAGTCAACCGCGAGACCGACGGTCAAATGGCGAGCGACTCGACCACGATCAACTACCTCGAGCAGGCCGAGGACGACGACGGGTATCCGCTGGCGCAGAAGGCGCTCCACGGGTTCCACATCACGTTTCGGGTGGAGGACGCGGCGACGACGTCCGGGCTCCTCGCGAACCAGCGGATCATCGTCAAGTACAGCGTCGACGGCGGCTCGTTCTCGACGGCCGGCACGATCACCTCGGCCACGACCCCGGTGGGCGTCCGCGGTAAGGTCTTC